TCCCTACAATACTTAGACTTACTTTAGACGCTAATGGAAATGCTAATTTATACATCAATGAACATATACAAGATGATAATGCAGAGGATATTTACTACAGCGTAACTGGTGCTACAGGTTCTAGTGCTACTGTAAAATGGGGTAATAGTAGTGGGGAAATAAAATGGGGGTCAGTCTACTATTCTAAGTTTGGTGCATTTAATCCCGAAGAGTTAATGTCTAGTGACTTTGCTCAAGATGCTCTTAGTCGTATGGGTTTGTCAATAGTACAAGTCTTAAGAGATAGTGACAAAATGTACCTAAAGACACAAGTTCCCGATTCATCTATAATTTATGGGTATGACATATCTTCTAATATGCTTAGTAGATTAAGGCCGCCTTTAATTCATGTTATGATAGAAAGACTAAACTCACCGGAGTTCGATGCACTAGGAGGCTCTAGGGTTACACAAATCTATGAAGTATTAATTTTTGTAACCACAAAAGGAACAAATTATGAAAATGCTTATCGTTCTTGTTTGAATATAACAGGAGAGGTTTTTGATGAACTTTACACTAAAACAGGTTTGTTAGGAAGTACAGATAGTATTACAAATTACACTTGTTTACTAGATACTA